GCGTGTCCGTTACCAAGTTCCGGCAGTGGGTGGATCTATACCCTGAGTTCGCAGCTGCCTATGACGATGGTAAACTTCACGCCAGCGCCAAGGTGGCTGCCGCGCTGTATAAGCGGGCAATCGGCTATGAAGTGGTCAAGGTAAAGAACACGCCACAAGGCCGCATCAGCGAAACCGTGCATATCGAACCGAACGTAACGGCGTGCGTCTTCTGGCTCACGAACAAGCGGCCGGACCAGTGGAAGAGTAAAGTCGAGCATGAGCTTGGCGGCGGCGTTACCGTAATGGACGGCATCAGCGACATTGAATCCGCCAGGCGCATAGCGTTCGCTCTGGCCAAAGCCTTGAACCAGACCGAAGATCAGCAAAGGAGCATAGAGCATGGCGAACGTAGTGAACCCCAAGCCGAGTAGCCGCAGCCATGCGTCTATCGCGCTGACCACGGCTGCCGATGGCGTGAGCGAATCGATCAACCTGACCGGCCTCACCCTGTCCTGCGTGCAAATGTCTACCGACTGGACCGACGCCGGCCTGGGCTTCAAGGCCAGCATCGACGGATCGACCAACTTCTACAGCATGTACACTTCGTCAGGCGACTTCCTGACCTACCAGACCTCGGCCAACCGAGTCGTGGCCTTCGACCCAGCTGTATTCGCTGGTGTCCAGCGTTTGCAGGTGGTATCGCAAACGACAGCAGGCGTAGCCGTCGCCCAAGCGGCCGCCCGTACCTTGATCTTGGGCCTTAGTGAGTATGTAGAGGCGAATTGAAATGCCGTTGAAGCGTGAGCATAGCGACAAAGCAGTATCGGACAACATTGCCACCCTTCTGGACGAAGGGCGGCCTCGGAACCAGGCAATCGCCATTGCGATGGAGAAAGCCGGTAAGACACGGAAGGATAAGGGCAAGCAGGCACGCAAGCAGAAAGGCAGGGCTTACAGACAGTAAGCCCACACAGCAATAAGCATCTGGAGTAAGTGTCATGGCATACGGTAACAAGATCACAACTTCGAAACACGGGCGTCGCCTCGGCTTGCAGGCAATGTCTACGGCAGAAACTGGCGGCTCCAAGGGAGAATTCCTAGTTGGGCCGGATGATTTCCGTGTAGGTGTTCAAGCGGAAACAACGGCCACCAACCTGAAGCCGTTCGGCGTCAGCATTGGCCTCGGCACCAGTGCCGCGTCCAGCGCTGTCTATACCCTTGAGCCGCCTATCCCCGGCGTGCGCAAGGTGATCAGCGGTAGCTCTGCGAATGGTCCGGTGTACGTGAAAACGGCCAACTCCGAAGCCATTCTCAGCACACTCGGTTCGACCCATACAACCGTCAAGATTTCCTCGCTCGGCGGCGCGTTCGAACTGGTGGGTATCTCTACCTCGCAATGGCTGTCGCTCGGTTTGACCAGCGGCACCAGCTCCAACGCCAGCGGGTTCAGCCTCACAACTTCGACTTAATGTCGAGCCTGTTCCGGCCCTTCGGGGCCGGACTTTTATTGTGGAGCAACCGAATGTCAATCGAACTGCGTAGACAGTATTTCAACACCGAGGCAGAGCAAATTTGCCTTCTTGGATCAGCCCCCAGCTCTCTTCGCCTGGCCCCGTTCAGCAATCCCAATTGGGCTATGTGCGGGTGCAGCCCTGGCGTGTATGGCGTGGCGCCACGCTCGGAAGCCTGGGTAGAGCTGCATCGGTACGAGCCGGGACAGCCCTGGTTCAGCCCCGAGTATTGCCAGTTCCTCGCCAACTACCCCGGCCCGGTATGGATGGCCGAGAAGCGGCCGGAAGTGCCCAATTCCATTGAGCTGCCGCTTGTAGATCTGATCAAGAAATACTCCCCGTATTTCTTCACCTCGTCGCTGTCCTACATGATGGCTATGGCTATCGAGTGCGGCTTCAAGCGGATCGCCCTGTTCGGCGTCGATATGGCCGCAGCCAGCGAGTACAAGGATCAGCGCCTGGGCTGCCAATACTTCGCCATCATCGCCAAGGCGCATGGTATCGAAGTGGGCGTCCCGCCCGAGTCGGATCTGTTCCGGCCTTCTCCGCTGTACGGCGTGTCCGAGGTATCCCATGCGCGGATCAAAATGCTTGCCCGTAGGCGTGAGCTGGAGGCACGTGTTCAGCAGGCGCTGGCGGCGCAGCAGCAGGCAAAGGACGAATCTCTGTTTCTGCGTGGTGCATTGGAAGATCTGGAATGGGCGGAAATGGATTGGATGGGAAATATCGATGGGCCTTCGTCGCGTTTCCTTGAGCCGCCTCTTGTAGCCGCGATGCAGCAGTATCAGTTCAACATGACGGAATATCCCAATGAGCCTGGAACTGGATCAGATCCTCAATCGCCTGAACAACTTATCTGACAGTGACAGGCAGAAGGTAGTCGCGGAAGCCCTCAAGGTAACTGAGGGCATGCGCTGGGTGCCTTCGCCTGGCCCGCAGACCGAGGCGTATTTCTCCAAGGCCGATATCCTGCTGTACGGGGGCGAGCCGGGGGGCGGCAAGACAAGCCTTATCCTCGGCCTGGCCTTCAACAACCACCGAAGATCCCTGATCATGCGCCGGCAATACACCGACCTTGGTGCGATTGTCGAAGAGGCCATCAAGTTCCACGGGTCACGCAAGGGGTACAACGGCAGCCCGCCGCCCAGCCTGCGTATCAACAAGGACAAGTTCATCGAGTTCGGTGCCGCTGCGCGGGTCGGCGATGAACAGCACTGGCAGGGGAACCCCCACGACCTGATCTGTTTCGATGAAGCCACTCAGTTTGCAGAACAGCAGATCCGCTTCCTGATGGGCTGGCTGCGCTGCGCAGACGACCCCAAGCAGCGCACACGTGTAGTCTTGGCCACTAACCCGCCGTTGACCTCGGAAGGTCTATGGGTGATCGAAATGTTCGCCCCGTGGCTAGATCCACGTCACCCTAACCCGGCAAAGACTGGCGAACTTCGCTGGTTCATCACGGATGAATACGGCAAAGATAAGGAAGTGGACGGACCAGAGCCGGTACAGGTCGGTGAGAAATATTTCCAGCCATTGTCCCGTACCTTCATCCCTGCGTCAGTCAATGACAACCCATTCCTGGCTGCCACCAACTACCAGGCCCAACTGGATGCTATGGTAGAGCCGTACCGCTCAATCCTGATGGGTGGATTCGCGGCGACTTTTCGTGACGACGAGAACCAGTGCATCCCGACAGCGTGGATCAAGGCGGCGCAAAAGCGCTGGACCCCGAGTCCGCGCATCGGCATTCCAATGTGCGCCATGGGCGTAGACGTGGCTCAGGGCGGCCTTGACGAAACGGTTATCGCTATCCGCCATGACGATTGGTTCGCTCCGCTGCTGTCCAAACCGGGCCGTGAAACGCCGCTCGGTTCGGACGTGGCCGGCTATATCGTCGCCAACCGCAGGGACAACGCCCAGGTGATTCTGGACATGGGCGGCGGCTACGGTGGCGCTACCTACGAAAAGCTGATGGAAAACGAGATTCACGTGACCGCCTACAAGGGTGCGACGGCAGTTGAAACCCGCACGAAGGACCGGCAGCTGAAGTTCGTCAACAAGCGGACGGAAGCCTACTGGCGCCTGCGGGAAGCACTGGACCCCAGCCAGGAAGGTGGTTCCACGATGATGCTGCCAGACGATCCGAAGCTGACCGCCGACTTGACGGCGGCGCACTTTGAGGTTACGAACAAAGGGATTAAACTCGAAACCAAAGAGGACGTGTGCGAAAGGCTGGGAAGGTCCACAGATCGTGGTGATGCAGTGGTCATGGCTTGGTCGGATGGGGCTAAGTTCATGACCGATGGGGGCGAGTGGATCAGCCGGCGTGACCAGATCATGCGCGGCAGGAATCAGCCCAAAGTCATTACCAGCAAGAACATGAAGAGGTAACGACAATGAGCAGCGCGTTCAAGTCTGTAGCCAAGGTATTTGCTCCTGTAGCCAGTTTGCTAGGTCTTGCGCCGAAGTTGAAGGTTAGCCCAACACAGGCTACGGGGCTGAAAACGTACAATCCTGCTACCTATAAAGGTCCGGCTTTGCAGCCATTGGCGCGCAATCCTAGTATTTTGGCGGCTGCTGGTACTGAAGCGAAACTAGCGCAATGGGACGCTCTAACGAAGGACGTTGCTTTCGCAAAAGACGCATTTCGACCACGCGGAAAAGGCGAACAGCAGCTGTACGCTACGTTGCCGTCTGGAAGGCGCATTAAAGCCAAACACCAAAAACATTTGAAGAATCAGCTCAACAGCCTAGAAATGGATTTGTTGAATACGCTGTATAAGGCGCCACCTGGGTATGTGCATCCTACGCCAGCACCTGCCACGCCGCCTGCCCCCACGCAGTCGCCATACCCTGTAGCG